TAGTACCATTAGCCGAATTAGCATAGGCGAAGTGGATATACGGTGTCTTACCGTCAGTACCTTTAGGACCAGGAATACCGTTAGCTCCATCATCACCCTTCCACTTAGTCCATCTATAAGAAGACGGAGTAGTGCTATCAGTAGGGTTAAAGTCTTGGTAGATACCAATATAGGCTTTGCCTGTTGCAGTCTGACTGAACCCATTACCATAGGCATTGTCAGCATAAGCGATGTGGGTATATTGTGTTCGACCATCAGCCCCTCTTTGACCAGGAATACCCTGATCACCTTTAGNCCTGTTGCAGTCTGACTGAACCCATTACCATAGGCATTGTCAGCATAAGCGATGTGGGTATATTGT